ATACATAAAGCAGCTTGGTGTGGTGTGATTGGGAAGTCGAGATAAGCAGACCATAAGCCTGCAATTCTTTTGTGGTTGTAGTATGGATGTCCATAGACACTTCCACGCTGTTGGATCGTAGTAATGACTTCATCAAATAAGCTTTCAGTTTTTGTCATAATCAAATACCTGATCTCGCTTGGCATCTGTAATCCTGCGGTGCATGTCATAGCCATCCTTACGACCTTTCCAATATCCTGATTGGAATGCGTTATCTTTGATTGTTGAGTAAATGCCCCAACCAATAAAATAACCAAGAATGCAATAAAGCACTATCCAAGGTGCTGTCGTTTCAATCATTTTTTAGCCCACTACCGTATTACATTAGGCATCGCAACAGGATCTCTGTCATCGATTACTTTATAGGTTGCTCCTGACGGATGTATTGATGGTGCAGCAGCAACATACCCTTTCCATTTAATGTCAATCCCATCGTTTAATTTACCCTTAAACACATCAGACTTATCAGCTGTGTAATAAAGGTGTAAGCCATCACCAGTCTGGACTGTGTAAGTTGGCTCAAACTCAGGCAGTAATTCGCCTCCGTTGCGGTAATCAATATCAAAGACGCATAGACCTGATTGGTAACAGGCTATGCCTAAGTTGATTTTGTCATCATAATCAAACCAAAAGTTAATAAGCTCTTGGTCGGTTGTAGCTGATAAATAAGCCCTTTGACATAGATCAAAGTGTGGATCTTTTTTGTTTGGCAGTAAAGGCAATACAGCCCAACCTTTATCTGCATACTCTAAAGCAGCTTCTCGGCTGCCTATATCTAGTAACATGTCGCTCCCTACATATCCACAGTATCTCTGTGAATACATAAAGTTTGACCTAAATCAAGTTAATTATCTACCTGTGTGTCGGTGTGTTTTATAACGATTAGATAACGCCAATATCCTCAAATTCATCGATATGATCATCAATCGAACGATCCCGATAGTCGGTTTCAAGCCCCATACGACTTTCCAAGAGCTGTAAAACTGCCATCTTTGTTAATCGGAATAAGAGTTGGGGTCATGTTTTTGCCATTCCATTCAAGGATTGCGATACCCATCTGCCAATTGGCCACAGTTCGCGTATAAGAGGCTTTTGCCTTATTCATAAGGTTTCCTACCTCAATGCCATATAAAGGCCTGTAATGGCCTCCTATGCCCTCTGAATAGGCACTCATGCCCAACCTGTGCGTGTGTCCAATAACGCAACTTTTGCCCGTTTTGCGACTAAGGTTTAACGCCGTCATTCCAGCATTCGGATTAGCATTGCCTTCATCACCATGAGCCAAGACCCAGCCCTTTTCAAATTCGTAGAATGTTTTATGGAAAGTGATGCCTAAATTATCGAAGTCCATGAACTTGGCATATTGTAATTCTGGAAGGCTGATCAAGCCCGGCACTTTTAAAAGAGTGTTATAGAGGCGATCAGTATGATTACTGCGGACAATATGAGCCTCTTTAGCATTTTCGGTTAATGCCCAAAGGATCTCTTGAGTAGCTGTGCGATCTTCATCAAGAGTTTGCTGATAAGCCAAAGGTGTTTTTTCAGCCCATCGAGAAATGGTTTGAAAGTCAATCTCATCGCCAACACATAGAACGCTGTCAAACTTCTCGCGTCTTGCAAGTTTAATGACATTCTTAACTGCTGCCTCATGATGGTATGGAATTTGAAGATCGCTGATAACTAAATATCGCTTAATCGTCATCCTCATCATCAGTTGGATCTATGGAAGGAATAATCCCACCATCGCCTACGACCCAATCAGGAAAAGTCTTATGCTCGGTCATTAACCAGAATGCGTGCTCAGGCGAAAATCCTGCCTTTCTTGCAGCTGTATAGCAAGAATGTAAAGCTAAGTAATGTTGATCCATTTTTGATAATGGTTCAGGAGAGTGGCGAACTACGCGACGATTGATCTTTTTGCGTTTGATAGGTTTTCGTGTGTTCGCCATAAAATAAATTATCGCTTAACTATTAAAGAATACAGATCATCAACACGCTGTTCTAATCTGCTTAATTGATCCTTCATGCTTGATCCACCATTAGGTTTAAGTTCTTGCAAGTAGGATTTAATAACCCAGCGCAGACCCAGTAATAAACTTGTTGAGATGGCGCATACGCCAACGGCTATACCAACCCATTCGTTCGCTGTCATTTTGCATTAAGACCATAATCAGCTTCTTTAGCTGAACTTGGATCAATGGCTTTAGCAAGAGGTGCAATTAACGCACCTGCAAGAATTGCAAGTTCTGGTCGAATGTCAGCAACGATTGCTAATAGAACAGTAATACCAGAGGCTGCAACAGCTCTTAGATATGACTTGATTGCTGCTTTGTGTTTGTTGGTTAGTTTCATTATTTGCCTCCTAGTAGTGGGATGTTGAAGAACTCGCCTGTTTGATTTGGTTTGAATGAAACATGAATATGTTTGTGATGTGGGTTGATGCCGCTGTATTTTTTCCAACGCCAAAATGATCTTGGTGAGCAGATTTTCTCTGCGTGTATTATGTAAGAAATACGCTTATCTGATTTTGCTGCCAATCGAATTTGATCTGCCAAAGCATGACTAATTCCTTGTTCACCAGATAAGCCAGCGTCAATGTCAATTGCACATACTTCACCTGATGGCAATGGGTTGTGATCGGATTTCCTAAACTGATGTTTAAGATCACCAATCCACCCATCAGATTTCCTGCTGCGATCCATGAAGGCATCATCAGTTTGCTCTCTTAACTGAACAGCAGCTTTAGATAACCAAGCCTTCATTAGCCAAGTATCGTTTTAAGTTCATCGGCAGTTAAACCAATGCGATCAAGGATTGCTTGCTTGGCTGCTGCTTTTGCATCGGCTTCTGCTTTTGCTGCTTTATAATCTGCCTCATCAATTTTATGTTGCTTAAATTCAGCATCATTCATCTCGCGGTCAATAAACTCATCTTTGCCTGTGTATATTCTTATTATTGGTCTAGTCATTAGTTCACTCCGTAAATGTAGGCTGTTCCTGCTGTAAATGTTCCTGATCCTGCTTTAAATGTTATTGATGTAATTGCTGCGCTATTGTTGTAAATACCATTTCCAACTGACCATTTTAATGCAGAAACAGCCCTGCCCAAAAATTGTGAATTAACAAAAACTTCAGTTGTATCAGTAGGTCTCATAATTGTAATGATTCCATTTGTTGTTTGTAATGCAGAACTTGATGAACCATAATATCCAATTGTTATAACACTTGAGGCTGTCGATGCATCTGTTGATGTTCCTGAATAAGCATCAACCAAAACCCAACTATAATTACTGCCCGTATCTCCATTTAATCTGATTTGCAATTGACTTTCTGTGCTTGCATATAATCCAGAAACATAAACTAGGATTTGTTTATATGATGAACTAAAAGTATTTGATAAAGTTGATGTACCACTTAAACTAACTGTGTCTAATAAAGTCATACCACCGCTTGAAACTGTTGCCCACGCTGGAACTCCACCACTCACAGATAAAACTTGACCAGTAGTTCCAATTCCAAGTCTTGTGTTTGTGTTAGCAGTTGATGAACGATATTCAATATCGCCAAGAGTTGTTGATGGGTTTAATGCTTTAGTCGTTGTATCAACAGATGATCCAAGCGTGCGAATAGCAGCTGCGCCATCTTTAACCAGAGCGGTGTCATCTGGTGTTGTCCAGCCATAATTGGTAGTGGTTGCCATATTGTCCTTTATCTCAGGCTACGATTGTAGCGTATTCCCATGTCAATGTTGGATCTATTGTCTGCCATGTTTCGGTTATTGGTGTGGTATTCCAACGCATCGCCACTTGGCTATATGCCACAGGCGACAAATTGATTGTCAGGAATAATTCGTTAAACCTTGTGCTCCATGACCAGCCTTCAACATAGCCTTCAAACTCACCGCCTGAAATCTGATCCGGTAAGTTTTGCAGGTTAAGCGGTTGCCCCATAAATACGCCAAGCAGATTATCTCGATCACTATTATCAATCTCTGGATTTGTGATTGGGAAAGTAATGCTCTGGAATGCTGGTTGAGGAAAGGCTCTTTGAGCAATATATCGATCTGCCACAGCTTGAGCATCCACAGCTGAATGTAAAACCGAGTTGATGCTTTCGGCTTTGTAACCATAAGTTGCAATAGAACTTGCTGATGTTGCAGTTTCCTGTGATCCAAAATTATTGCCATAATTGATATACACATCATTGCGAATATCACCTGACCTTGTAATGGTGCTAAGTCCTTGACCTAATGCATGATTAGCACTTAGATCAACATAGCCATTCGTAAGCAAATAATTCTGCCTATGATCTGCATCGGCATAACCAATGTTGCCTTCATTGTCCTCATATAAATATCCAAATGCTGAGTTAGCAATAAGGCTTGCGATGTTGTAAATAGTATCTGTTTCGGCTGCTCTGTTTTCCATTGTGTATAAGCCCGGAGTGTCAATCTCACCAAGTCCTAGATTTAGCGCATTAGCCCATGTTTCAGTTGCATCATATCCTGCCCAAGTTGTAGCTGCTGGCACATCATTCCAAGTTCCAAGTAACACGCTAGACAAAAGATCATAAATTTGATTGCCATCTTCATCTTGTGAAATTGTGCCGGCATATAATTCTTTTGCTAACTTAACAAGTGATCCCATTGCAAGAACTGTGTATTGAACAACAGTTGCATTTGATCCTGTTGCGCCAACGGCAACAGTTATATCTGTGATGTCGCCACCAAAAATATTGACATAAGCGGCTGATGTGTCCTTAACTTGCAGACTTAAACTGTCGTTAATGTCAAATGGCAATGTTTGACCATTTAATGCCACAAATGTAATCTGCAAATAAGATGGATTTGGTTGCTGGTAAATATCTGTTCGACCAGCCTCATGCTGGATGTCGCTAATTGCTATGTCGGTATAATCAACACCTGCAACTGTAAGTTTCCAATCGGGCGACCATGCAGTCATTGTTTCCTACTTTACGGCTGCGCGAGATAGATATGGATTTGATCTTGCTGCGCTGTCATTAACAACCTTAGCCACAGCTCTTGCAGCACCTTCCCCATCAATAGCATTAACTGTAATGTTTGTAACACCTTGACCTGTTGTATAACCGCCACTAGGTCTGCTTGGAACTGAAGGCAATGATGATCTACCTGCTGATGGTGCTGGGTTAGGTAATGCTCCGATATTAACTCCGGGAATTATATTAACTGCGCGGATAAGTTCATTAGCAAGTGATACAACCAAGCCAATTGCTTCTCGCAAGAATGTAATAAATCCTGAAATGATGCCTGAGATACTTGCAATAGTTCTGCCAAAACTTGCAGCACCTTGCTGGGTTTCTGTCAATGCTGCATTTAATCCTGCATCGCCTGTTAGCCCTGCAATAAATCCGTTAAGTGCTGGAACACCAACATCGTTAATAAATGTAATGAACTTCTCAACCTGTGGCAGTAATGCAGTTCCTAGACTTTCTTTAGCCTCATCAAATCCAACCTTTAGGCGATCAATCTTGCCTTGAAATGTTTCAGCGTTTGTAGCAGCTGCGCCACCATAAAGTTCAGCAAGTTTGGCTTGAACTTCAGTGAAAGATAATGTTGAGAGTTCGGCTTTAGATAATCCAAGTCCTAATCTGCCAAGAGCCATTGTGTTGCCATCTTGCGCACGACCTAATGCGTTTGCAACTGTTTCTAATTCAATGCCTTTGCCTTTGCTAATATCTAAAGCAAGGCTTAATAATCTTTGTGCTTCACCGGTATCTTTTGTGCTGACTGCAAGTCTTTGCATCGCTGGTCTAAGTTGATCATCAGCAACCCCAGTGGCTAAAGATGTTTGCAGGATAAAGTCCTCAGTTGCCTTTATTTGGTCATTCGTAGCACCTGTGGCAGTCCGTAATGCATTGGCTAACCTAAGTTGTGCAGCCTCATCTTCTATTGCAGCCTTGACCCCATCAACGGCTAATTTAGTGCCATAGGCAACGGCAGCAGCAGCAGCAACAGCAAATGCAGCAGCAGCCTTCTTGCCAAATGCTCCAACCTTATCGCCAAATGTTTGTATTTCATCATCAGCGTTTTTTAATCCTTTTTTAAGATTATCAATATCAGCAGCTAAAGAGAGTGTTAAGGTTCTACTTGCCATCAGCCCACTCTTTCCTAATTTCAATAATTATATCTTCAAACTCTTTGATGACTGTTGGTTGTAAATGTCTGATAGTTGGATAAATAAACCAACCTCTAGATCCAGCACCTTTACCCATTCCGCCTGACCAACGCGGAAATTGTGGGTATCTGTTTGAACCAAATTCAATAGCTGCGCCAATACCTTTACGATTACCTACTGCATCTTGACGATTATTAAATTGAGTTGTTGCTCCACCTGAGAATTTTTGTCCAGCAAATCCAAAACTAATTTCACCCAATAATGATGATGCTTTAACTTTACCGCCTTGAGCAACACGATCTGCTGCCTTACCGCGAGATGATGCAATGCGTCTAATTTCTGTTAATTCTTTTTGAGCAAGTTCTTGAATTCTGCGCTTTGTTTCTTTCACAGCAGTTTCGCTCATTGTTCTTAAAACAGCTGCAAATTTATTAAGTTCGCGTTTATCGTAGGCAATTGAGCGTTCGGTGCTAACTGCCATGTCGCGCCTCCAATACTTCTATTGCTGTCAATATGTCGTCTGCATCAACCCATTCACTCATTGGTATTTTGGTGGCAATTGCCAACTCAACCAATAATCTGCTTAGGCTTCCTGCTGGATGACTTTTGGGTCTGCATCACCGACTATTACATCGGCAATAGTTTCCATCCAAGCCTCAAATGGTTTAACTGGTTTTCCAGCAGCTTCACGCTTATGTGCGTTGTATGCTAAAAACATCAGATCCCACATGCCAAGTTTTTCTTTTGCTTGGCTAATAGTATGACCAGTTGATTTTTCCCATTTAGCCCACTCAGGCGGTTGGGCAATATATGTTGCTTGCTCGCCTGAGTTATATTCAATTGTAATTGGTAACTTCATTTTTTTGCTCCCGTTTCTATTTCTTAACTAAATGTTTCGGTTACTGCTCCACCTGTAACTAGGAATTCGTATGCAACTGTTTGTGCATCCATTCCTGATCCACCAACTGTTGGGTAACTTGGCTTAATTGGAAATGAAAATGATGCGCCTGTTGCGCTTACCAATGTAACTGTGATGTCTGTGTCTGGTGCGCTATCGCAAGCAGTCCAAAGTGCCTCACATACGGAACTTGTCTTTCCCCAATCGGCTAACATTTCAAGTGCAAATGTAGCTGATACATTTGTGGTTTTGTAAGCCTCGCCATCAAGTGTTTGATAAGTCTGTCGCTCTAAAACTTTTGTTAAAACTGCGCTGGTTGCTTGTGCTTCGATGTCTGTTCCACCTGTGAAAGACAACGAAATATCGCGACCGGTGATTACTGTGGTTGCCATTATTTCTCCTTAGACTGTGCGTGTGTAGTAGGTAGATACTCGAACATCTGCGATAAGCAAAGTCGATGCTCCGACTGTGGTAACTGTTGGTCTTTCGACCGAGCTGACAATATATCCAACTGGAATTACTGCCAGAACGCTAATGACTAACTGCTCAATGTTATCAAGTGATGCAGGATTGCTGTTGTAAGCAACTGCAACTGATATTGTAAAATTAACTTTTGCTCTGATATTGCTTTTGTTTATTGTTTCAAATTCTAGGTATGGGCTATCAGGCACGACAACTACTGCTGGCGGTATTACTGTTTCAGGCACGAATGCATAAACATTTCCTGCAACGCTAGATAAGGCAGTTGCTAAAGGTGTGCGAATTTGTTGAAGAATTGTTTCGTTAGGCATTTATTGACACATGCTTTCGGTGTCTATGTAACTTCCCAATATGCCCACACATTTATTAAATAAACTTCTGCCCATCCTGAACGGAGTTGCAGTAAAATCGACACCCTCTATTTGTCCTCCACCTGCAAGTCTGGCTTGGAAGACTTCAACTGAAACTGTGTAACAGGCTGATTGAACAGCTGCATTTCCAACATAAGTTGATCCGCCAGAAAGGGTAGCAGTTCCGGATGGGATGACATTAGCCTCGAGTATGT